GGTGGTACTACTTCCACCAGACCCACTACGAGCATAAGCTTTAGACTCGTGATTATAAAATGACTCTCCGATTAATTGGGGCTCATAATCAGCCTTAGCATTAGATACCATCAAATTTTCAAGAGGCTCCTCTTTTTCTTTGAACTTCTGCCAATAGTCCGAACGCTTTGTATATCTTCTTTTTCCCGCCATGTTAAAATAGATTACACTTAAAGTTAGCAAAGTGACTTTTGAAAGTTACTTTGACATCACATAATAAGCTTATTTTTAAAAGTTTCTATAAAATAAAAGTAGGCTCAAAAGTCTCTATTACATCTTCTGCGGGTTGAGATTTAGAGTCAAGATAAATTTTAGCCATCCAATTGGCTAAGACTAATGCAGAATAAGAATCCTTTCGGGCTTTGTCAGGGCCAGTTTGCCGACGTAGATTAGAAGGTAAATCAAAAGTTTGAGTTCCTTGAGAAGTGGTAGTGATTTGAACTAAAGCACATTCATTCTTAGTTAGGTCCATAATATCTGATTGATGCTCAATAAAATCGATCATTTTAGCTCCGGCTGTTTGTTTAGTTTCTTCAGAAGTGCGTAAAAACTTAACATCTAAAATAGAAATATTTTTATTTTTTTGTTTTGTATAAGAATCATCTATTGCGCGACTCGCAAAGTGAATCCGCCTATGATCAAAATTTGCTTGTAATAACTCGTTAGCCTGCCTAATCCAATTACTTGTAGGTTTGCGCAAAATAACATAACGATGCTCTCCTTTGTTATATTGAGAATTATATGTCCGCAAATCACTTTGATATTCTTCTGGCTTGTCTAAATTAACATCTATAGTTTTTAGTTTAACTTTTTTACTTTTGAAAAGCTCGCTTTCATTACAGGCTTGTAAAAATTGAACTCCTCCATTATAATCACCACAGATAGCCACTACGTTAAAATTTTCCAAACAAAATAGAAAATAATTAATATGATGTTTTAAAGAGGTCCCCGATAAAGCATAGCCATGAACTAAGGTAGTCTTTTGTTCTTCTGGGTGAAGCTTTAAAATTTGAATAGCAAAATCATCTGAACTTTCAGTTTGAGACCATGAAGGGTCAAAAGCTAAAATGTATTCGGCGTCAGGATCTCCTTGAACTTCAACACAAGGTAACTCGCCGTCTGGCACCGTGCATAAAGCCATTTTACTAGTCTTAAAGTAACCTGAACTATCATCCGTAAAGATAGCTCCAAATTCTCGTTCAAACTGAGATTGACTCATAGTTGCCCTTGCTTGATTAATCAAATTTTCATCATAAAGTTGTTTAGGGGCACAATCATAACTGTACTGCATAATGCAGCGAGAAGCTTTATCTTTTTGATTTTCTTGAGTTATTAAATGCTCAAACTGAGTATAGAGTTTATAAAGATATTCAAATTTATATGAGGCTGATGATAAAGCTATAAGTTTATTGTTGGGCCATACATATCTATCCGCATCGGTCATGTGACCTTCTTTAATAAGCTGATTTTCTAATTTATAAAGGTCATCTCTTTGAGTG